CTTTAATTTTCTTCTTTTTCTCAATATAATCACATAGCTTTTTAATAATTTGATTGCTAATGTAATCTACATGTTTACCTCCTTTGAATGTACAAATACCATTAACAAAAGATACATGCACAAATTCATGTATTGGAGAGAGAGCCACAGCATATTCCCAACGCTCTTCTTGTGACTCATATATACGTTTATTTTCTCCTTTAGAGCCAATATACATATCTACATAATTTTGAAATGTTTTAACAGGAACAATCTCTTTATTAAATGTAAATTTTACTTTTTTAATCGAATGATCAGTAACCGCTGCAATATCATAAATACGCTTTTTCAACAACGCAAACATATCCGATGTAATTCCATGAATACCAAATCGACTGTAATCAGGCTTGAAAATTACTTTGGTATATGGCTTTGTTGAAGTAGAAACCTTGGTAATTTTGGGATCACCCATCTTATCAAGGTTGGAATGAAACTCTTGTACATATTTCAAACCCCGAATATGATCAACTGTTTCTACTTTACCATATGTTGACCAAATAAGAACAAGCTTAAATCCAAATCCATTTTTACCCCCTACAATACGTTTTTCATTTTTATTATAATTTGTTGAAGTGCGTAAATGCCCAAAAATAAGTTCAGGAATCCATACACCATAAGTTGGATGTTTGGCAATATCAATTCCGTTTCCATCATTTGTCATAGTAATAGTCCCATCTTCGGAAATATCTGTGTCGATGTATGATACAAACTTCTTATGAATATTTGATGACTGAATCATACGTACAACATGATCACGACAATTTACAATACCTTCATCAAATAGTTTGTATAATCCTGGTATATATTCAATATTTTTAAGTGCAATCTTGCTACTAGATTCGTCATAAACCCACATGGATGCATCTACATTTTCAACAGATCCAATATATGTATCTGGATTGTCCAATATATGTTGCTTATCGGTTTTTTGCTGATATACAGCAGCCAAGTCTTGATCACTCTGAATAGAATTCATATTATGTAATATATATTATTATAATTTTTCTATTTCAATTTTTTATAGGTATATATTAATCATGTCAAGAAGGATGAGCATGTTTGATATTGATAAATTTTGTGAAAATCAAAATGTAACGTATAAAAAAATGGTCACTGCAGGTAATGACCCATCTATTACTAGGAAAATGCGTTATTCACAATATGTACAAACGACGAAACCTCGTACAAGCGTAACGATTGCTGAAGATAATTTCCAACAACCTACTATTCCTTATTATCACTTTACTTTTGGTTTTGTTCGACCTTATCCAAATAAATAAAACTTTAGAAAATATATTTAGTAAATATATATGGCAGATCTTATTAAGATGAACAAAAAGGCTTTAGGTGGAGCTACCATGAAAAGGGGAAAACCTTGTAATAAAAAAACAGTCAAAAATTTGTTAAAGGTTGGAAGTAGACGTCAAGTTTGCGTTTATGGAACTGCTGAAAAGACAAGTGGTGGTTTGACAAAGAAAGATTTGATTGTAAACAAGTGGGGACGTGTTGTTTCTAGAAAGAAACACGCTATGGGACCTAAATTATTGAAGAACTTGATGAATAGTAAGAAGAAGATTGGATGGGTAGCCAAGAAGGGAGCATTTGGTGCTAAGAAAGTTACCGGAAAGGCTTTGAAGAAACATTTAGCTAAACTTGCTCGTACCAGAAAAAACATGGGTAAGAAGAAAGGAGGTAAGAAGAACTACAACAAAACTAAAAAGATGAAGGGTGGTGAAGAAGATGGAGATGATAAACGCGTTTTTGACGAAAAAACTCTTGCTGAATTGCAAGATATTAATGACAAATTTACTGAAGAAAATGCGCATAATTTCGCGATGAATTCTGATGCTGATATTCCTCTGGTCAGAGACCCTAAGAAGGCTGAAGAAGCTGAGCGAAAAAGACGCGAAGAAGCTGCTAAGAAGGCTGAAGAAAACAACAACGAAGAAGAAGACGAAGAAGAAGACCCAGACTCAGAAACCGAACGAAAAGAATTTTTTAATCCCCGTATGCCTGAAGATGGTGATTATGGACAGCAAACTTTAGATGATGAACAAGAAGGCGAAGAAGAAGAGGAAGAGGAAGAAGAAGAATAATTCTTCCAAACGAAAATTATATAGCCATATTATATAAATTATAATATGACCAAACTAAAACGTACACCTGAAGGATTTTATGATATTAAGGGAAGAATATATGAAAAATTACGTGGAACGCGTCGTCAAGTATATGATTATCGTACAGCGTATAAAACAGCCGGAGGATTAACACGAAAAGATTTAGTAAAAAATAAAGCCGGACGTATCGTTTCCAAAGCCAAGTTTGATCAAGGTCCTACTTTATTGAAAAACCTTACAAGCCGCGGATTTTATACCAGAAAAGGCAAATTTGGTGCCAAGAAAAAAGGCGGAGTTACAAAAAAAAACAAAAACGCCAAAAAAATGAAGAAACAAAAAGGTGGAGAAACCGACAAAGAAGACAAGACAACAAGACTAGAAGAATTAGAAACAGAAATTGAAAATATGCGAGAAAAATTGCGAAATTATTATGGAAAAGAAATAGGTGGCAAGTTTGTAGAGGTAACCGACGTTGATCACCCTGATCATAAAGCTCATGAAGAAATAATGAATAAGTTACTGCCTCTAATAAACGAAAGAGATAAATTGAAGAAATAATTACGTATAGAGTAACCTAATTACCAAAACTATTTTATTAAATAACAATCTAATAAAATAAATCCGGAATACCTGATTCGAACAGGTGACCCTTTGATAAATGCAACCACTACAGTCAAATGCTCTGCCAACTGAGCTAATTCCGGGGCCAATATAAGTAGTTAGAAGACTTTAAATACTTTATTGACATGTTACTTTATGGCAAATACCAACTCGAGGACAAAAATTTATCTTCCAATATGTAATCAGAATAACTCTCTGTAATATATTTTTCAAAATACATTTTACTTACAATCAGTTTTTTTGAGATAGATTGAAGAAATTTACAATAATACGTATATATGTCATATAAACTAATATTTGGATAAATACTTGGACTTTGTACATCAGATGGTTGATAGTATTTGTTTTGTATTATTTCTTTATAATTTGTTAAAGCTGCATTTATATCACCATGCTTATCCCACAAATAACAACGAATTCCATGTATATATTTCATATCTTCAATTTCAATATGAGGAAAATAGTAAGTCAGCAAATCAATCAATTGTTCCTCATTTAAATGAATATTTAATCCCGATTCAGAACACCATTTCTTAAACAACATACCAACTTCATCAATTTCTAAATCACTTTCAGAAGCATCCGTATACATAGTATTATTCCAAAAATCTATAAATTTTTGAATACTTGGTAAATTTTTACTACAAATATGGTAAAAACAATCAGTTTCTTCATCGTAAAAATTATTTAATTTTGAAATCAAAAGACTTTTTAATGATTGTAAAAATATAACAGATGGTAAATTCTTCTTATCCAAGAACTGTTTCCACAAATATTGCATATTTTTCCAAGTAATTAACGTGTTTTTATTTTTTTTATTTTGCATAACTTGAGACTCATCCTTATCTAGATTAGCAGATATAAATTCATCTATTAATTTATCTTTATCAGTATTTGCAACGTATAGACTCTTTTCAATCAACCGACTATCACTACAACAATTTTGAATAAAATGATCAGCATTATTATATCGAATTGAATAATGACATGCAATACATAATATATTTAAAGCATGATTCGAAAGAATAGTATTCCATAATGTTTCATATTTAATACAATCATTTATTGACAGTAACCTACATAAAGTATAATCATGATCGTGATATCTATATCGAATTGTTTGATGACAATCAACAGCTAATAACATTTGACAAATATTATTTAATGAACGAATAAAATGTTTTGCATTTTCATGAACAAAATACGTATTTTGAGTATTCTTCTTTAAAATATTATCACCTATTACTGTCAAAAAATATTTAGTTTCGCTTTTATTTTTAAAAAATATTGGACATAATAATTCAAATACTTGCTGTATTGTTTCAGATTCGGGAATGCAACTTGTAATATTTTTATCACGTATTTTTTTCATTATAATATTTTTCGTCTTTTGTTTCCAAGCCATTAAATTTCCTTCTCTACTAATACTAGTTAATACATGCGTAATAATCGCATCTTCATTTTGAATAACATACCTTATTCCATCATAAGAAAAATATATTTCACTTTGAGGACTATAATAATATCGATAGCTTTGTAAAAAACGATCAATAAACTCATCTTGTTCACATGTCATTTCTTCTAATCGATTTACACGTTGATTATAATCTTTTTTCGTATTTTCTAATATACATTCGAGTTGCTTTTGAATGTAATTATCTAACTTATTAATCATAAAATCATCGTCTTTATATTTGGTATAAAGTTCCGATATTTTTTCAATCGATTTCTCCATTTATAAAATAATATACATCTGTTTATATTATTTTAATTAAATAGAAACCACAGTTTGTGTAGTATCATGTTTTGCTGTAGAAGAATCTAAATCAGAGATTTTAAAATATTTTGCAAGAGCTAATCTTGAATCCATTATTTCTTTCTCACTCATTACCGCAAACCAATTATATTTTGTTCTTTTTAAGACTTCTTGAGATGGGATGTGAATACCATATACATATTTATCAATATCTAAATAGGCTTCTTCCATTAAATCGTCCAAATAAATAGGTTTATTTTTAATTGTTTTTACACCCACTTCTTTTCCATCTATTATATTAATCATGTTAATCTTGGATTGACTCAAACACCAATTAGAAACAAATCCTTTGAAATCTCGTTCTTCAGAAAAGTGTCCAGACTTTAATTCCGATTGTAGTTTTGTTATTATTAATAATAAATGATCATTATTTTTATTTGCACCACTTATAAATATATCAGGAACAACAGGATACTTATTAGTATCTAATACCATATTGTTAATTCTGTTAATATTTTCACATACAAAGATTTTATCATTTGATGTATATTTTTCATATAATGGACGTAAATTTCTCATACATAAAAATGAATTAGGTACAGTCATGCCACCATAATAATAAATACACATAAGCATACCTAATTCACGAAACTGAGATTTCATAGGATCAGCCATATTTACCAAATCAATATCCCACGAAGGAATCAATTTACGGAAAGAATCATCATCAATCAAACAAACATTAAAATCTTCACTATTATAATCTAAAATACTCTTGATTGTCATATGCAAATAAGGTTGATTCAAATTTGTATTATTTCTTGAACCAAAACTATCCCAATTTCTTCCATTTACTTCATATTTTGAATGAACCCATAACTTAGGTCGATTATGACCATATAATGGAGAATCATTTAATATATATTTTTTAATTTTTTCATAATCACTATTTTTATCATAATGTAATCTATTTTCATTCAACTTTGTTGCTACAAGACTTAATATTAAAGCGCCAGCAGCAATCAGGGTTATACGTGTTAAATCTTTATTCTCAAACATAATATCTCTTATATAGTATGTTTGTATATTTTAATTTTACTAGAAGTTTTTAAAAGTAAATTAAAAAATCTATATTGTAATTTGATTTATTGTATTTCATATTTGAAGTAAACATAATGTTATTGTGTTTACATATTTGTCGAATAATATTTGTAAATGATTTATAAGTCATTTCACGTTCTAAGTAAAAATGTTTACCTAAATAGTAATATTCTTTTAAAGTCTGGCAAAAATCTATATGCGATTTGTTAAATATCATTTTTTTGTAAGAATTATAATCAATCAAAAAATATTTATCAGTCTTTAAACATATGGTTTCTAAAAATGAAAATAATATATCATTTGGTATATCTTTTTTAAAAATTTGAGAATTCATATATTAAATAAACTTATATTTTAGAGTCATATTAAATTCAAATAATTACTAAATATTTATTTCTTTTTATTTTTTTTGGTTGTTTGCTTTACTGGTTCTTCAGCCTTCTTAGCAGCTTCTTCGGCTTCCTTTGCTAGACGTTCTTCTTCAGCCTTCTTAGCAGCTTCTTCAGCTTCCTTTGCTAGACGTTCTTCTTCAGCCTTCTTAGCAGCTTCTTCAGCTTCCTTTGCTAGACGTTCTTCTTCAGC